TAATCTTTTGTTTCTCTGAAAATTGTAATATTATCTATTGTAGTTATTTTTTTATAAGCATTTTTTGTCTTCATCCAGTTTCCATTATACAACCATAAAATATCAAAGTCTAATTCGGTTTCCATAATTTCATTAAATTTCTTCATAAAATTTACATACGGTCTGCAGTCATCTTCAAAAACTACCATATAATCAGATTTTGAGTCCAATAATTGTTTCCAACATTTAGCGTGGCTTAAACATATTGCTACTTCTGTTGGTGTTAAATCCGTATTGTGTTTTAATTTTTTATCTTTAATCATCTTAGAAAAATTTGCGTCTGTTAATTTTTTTCCATTTACACAACTAACTCTTTTTACTCTGGGTATGCCCGCCTTTTCTACTTTTTTCCTGAACTTTTCTAATCTAGTTTTGTCTTGTTCGCAATTAATAACTCTGTATAAAATTTTCATTTATTAATTGTAATAAATAATTAATCACGCGCGATTTATAATAGCATCTTAATTTCTGTCAAAATAAATAATAATTGTTTTACCCCCTAGTTTATATTGAATAGTCTGGGTGTATGGCCCTGTATACATAGGTTTATAGACAGCAACAACAGATTCGTCATACGGTTGAAAAGCCATTTTTTTAACTCCTTTGTTAATTGCCTTTACTATAAGACTATTAAAAATTTCTGTACTAATTAATACAGAACATACTTGGTACGAAGGAATACCTGTTCCTTCGCCATTTACAAAATCTTTGTATGCGTTTTTGACACTCACTGACATTTTTAATTTCTATACAATAAAAACAATTTGATTTACAATTTGTTTTTATTATATAGAAATTATGAATACTTTAAGTATTATACGAGAAGAGATAATATGCGCTCGAAATAAAAGAATTAAAAAAGGAAATGTGTTACCAAAAATAATTGAGAAAATTCAAACCTATTTATGTACTCCTAGTTCATGTATTATAAAATCAGCTTTAACAAAACGAATTTGTTTAAAATACACACAACAAATTCACCTTGTAAATATTTCTAAATACAAAGTTAGGCGTGAATTAAGACCAAGCGATCTTGGTAGTATTTACTATGGTCCATTTGAACGCGTTAATGTTACAATTGGTGAAAAAATAAGATTGAAATTTAGAAGTGAAGAATTGCGTGAAAATTTTAACATTAGATATTTCCCAAAAATTTGGAAAAGTGATAAAATTATTACATAAGAATTATAAATATAATTATGTTCATGGAAAATGTTAATCCTAATTTAAAACAACCTCCTACACCGTCGCAAAAAAATCCTAATAAAGGGTCTGGAACCGGTAAGCGTAGATTTTCTAGAACTACCATAGTTGGTATATATGTAGGTGTGATTCTCGTGATTGCTGCAATACCAATAATTTTATGGCTCACCGGTGTTATTGGTGGAAAGAATAAATCTGATTCTACTCCTGTTTCAGGAGATAAAACTAGCCCTGAAGGTACATACGACGGCGGTGGTCCTTTACCAGTGACGACTCCTACAGGCGTAGCTCCTGATGGCGGTGGTGATATTCCAGTATATCCACCTGCTGGAATATCACCTCAGGGAACTACGCCTCCTCCAAATCCATATGAACCATATGATGGATTAGGTATACAATATGGTAAGCGTTATTTATTAACATCTAGTAATATAGATGGTGTTGGAACTTACGGTTATGGAGGAAAATACGTTGCATCATTGTTCGATGATGGCGGAGCGGTTGTTCCAATGAAGTTTTTAAATGGTCAGACTATTAACGATCAAGTAGATGACGGTACTTATACGAACAATCAAATTGGGTTTTATTTAATGCCTGGATTAGAATCATCTTCGGCGCCATCTTCAAGTAGTCCGGTATCTTCAGATTCTGTTGCGCCTGCTTCCCAAGCTGAGGCGTTAGATAAAATAAATACAAACGCGTATATTAAAAGCGGTGACAAAGTAGCAATTGTATGGCCTCCTCTTGCATATACTAAACCTGTTCCGTATTCGGATCCTTCTACACCATTATTGGTTAAATAATGATTTTGACCCGACCAAAACTGAATATATGGCTGATGATTCAGCATATTACGGATCTGGCGTTCTCACATATGATGAAAATACATTTTATACCGAATTTAGCGACTCCACACAAGGATTTATATTTAGGGAAGCAGCTGTTGACGACGGTACTCCTATTTCTCAACTTTCAGTTGTGAATATATTATACGGACAGCCGCCCACGTTAGATCAGGCTGACGGGTGTGGTGACTTGTCTGCTGACACAGAACTTACAATACATAGTGAAAATAGTACCACGATGGCTGACTTTTGCAACCTTAACGAGGACGAACCGAGTATCTATTCAAATTCCGGTACAGGTTCTGAATTTAAAATAATGTCTGTGCTTCCTTCCGCCTGACGTTTTATTGTATGGTGGAAATTACAGCTTGGGAATTTAGATGGGAAAGAGAGAGAGGTGTATTATTAGTAGGTGTTATCTTTTTATTTTTGGATAAAAAGATAAGATTTTTGAAAAAAAAGAACAAAATAGGGTTGATTTGTGGATAAAATAATTCGTGTTGCTTTTCCTTATAAAACTGGGAAACCAAGTGCGCCTCCACTAATACGGATAATATTGTTATTAACCGCTGTGACTACGAATTCGTAAGTTTGTTTGTAGTCAGCACCACTTTGTTGGCCAACGCCGGTACCGTTCGCCGCGATAATAGCAGCAGCCGATGCTTCCGGGCTGATGGAAACATTGGTTAGCTTGCCGTAATTGGTCGAGCCCATCGGGTCAAGGCAGATGTAGTCAAGCGAGTAACTGTATTGATGGAAACCAGTTTCAAGCGGGATGAATGGAGCAGTGTAGTACGGGTTAATGAGCGAGAAGTAATCCGAGCCCATTTCCGAAAGACGCGCGGTGTTTTCGTAGACAAGCGAGGTCGATGCAATCGGGTCGGCAGCTCCATCTGGAGTGAAATTGACGGTGGCGCCTTGTACAAATGGCGAAGCGGTAACGTAATTCGACCATTCGGCGCCGCTGGTGCGATTGCGAACCGCGAAGAATAGAACCTTGACGGCGTGAGAGAAGCGAATGTCGTAGGTAGGCTGCGGGTTGGTGGCAGGGGCAAATGTTTGGCGCGGTGCGGTTTGGACTTGTTCAATTAGAATGTCACGCGGGGCACAGGCCATCCGTTTCCGTTCGTCATTTGACACAATTGCATAGGTAGCCCATACTTGTGTATTGCCAAGAACTGGAGCTGTCGCAATATCTTGACCAACAACAATGTTTCTGTACGGGCTGGTATTAGGGGCGGTGGCGGTGTCAGTTAAGATAAGAAGCTGAGTCCAGTCACGGAAAGTGAAGTTAATACGCATCTCATTGTAAGGAAGGGCGGCGGTGGGAAGGGCTACACCAGAATCGCGAGTGTAGAAGAATGGAAGAGGTAGATTAAGAGTGAATGCTGGAATAGTGTCACCAGGACCTCTTGGACCAATCATACCGTTGAAGGTACCAATCATATTATTGTAACCATTTCTCTTGCCAGCTGGAACGGTGAAAGCCGCCCAGAAGTCAAGGTGGTAGTTATCAAATCTAGCAGCAACTAGATCATTGAATGTAATGCAGCATTCGGCAATAATATTGTGCATGAAATTTCTTGTCCAGCGAATACGGCCGTTGGCACCAGCTTGATTTTGCGCTAGCAAATTAACCGATGGGGTTTGTAGACGAAGCCAAGTGTTAAGTAAATAATCGCCCGCGCGCGAAATACTGACAGCCCATTCTTGGGCAAAAGCAGGTGAGCCAGAGGCTCTAGTCAATACTACAGGTACTTGTGAAAACCAGGTCGATTTTCGGGTTTCACGCACAAAGTAAGCTGTGGCATCAGGGCCACCATACATATATTTTTCAAGCTCGTCAAAAGTTGCTAGATCGATAAAGGCCGACGTTACATTGGATGTACACAGAGAAGGGGCCATTGTTTTTTCTTATAAAACAATATTTTTTAAATTAATAAAAAAATTTTAGTCTTTTAGATTTAAAGATTTTTTAAATAAAAGCACATATGTCTTGCGTTGATATCTTAACAATTGACGCCGAAATCAAAAATTTTTTCAATAATGAATATGAAAAATTACCTATAATTGAAGAAAATCTTAAAGATTTGACAACTGCTTTAGAAAACGAAAATCTTTCAATTAAAGTGAAAAATAATATTAAAAAAGCTAAAAAAATTTGTGAAGAACAGATTGAGAAATTAGTAGCCAAGAATGAATATAATTTTTACACAGCAAATACACTTACGTTGCTTGAAAGATACAAAAAAAAATTAAATGAGCCAATTGTTGTGAGTTTTATCGGAAAGCCTAAAACAAATAATGTTGAAAAAGAAGAAATAATCAAGGAATATCTAGAAATTAGCGATAAATATATGAATATCAAAAATAAGAATATTGAAACAAAACCTAGTAAAAATAGTATAACTTGTAATAATTGTTCAAACAAAAGCAATTTTGATATATATGAAAATACTATTTACATATGCAGAGAATGCTTTTCTCAACAAAATATATTATCTCATACATCTTCTTACAATGATATTGATAGAGTAAATATATCTACAAAATACATGTATGATAGACGCATACATTTTAGAGATTGTATTAAACAATATCAAGGAAAACAAAATAGTACAATACCTCAGAAAATATACGATGATTTAAAACGTGAATTTGATATGCATCATTTGTTAGATCATAAATCAAAAAATATTTACAAAAATATAACAAAAAATCAAATATTATTGTTTTTGAAAGAACTTGGATATGCAAATCATTACGAGAATGTTCATTTAATATACTATAATTTTACCAAAATTAAACCTGATGATATATCGCATCTTGAAGATCAATTAATGGACGACTTTGATGCTCTTACTGCATTATATGATGTTATATATAAAGGTATTAATAGAAAGAATTTTATAAATACCCAATATGTGTTGTATCAATTGCTACAAAGACATAAACATAAATGTGATAAGTCTGAGTTTGTAATCTTAAAAACTGTTGATAGAAAATTCTTTCATGATGAAGTATGCAAAACGTTATTTGAAATTTTAGGATGGAATCACAAACCTTCATATTAATAACTTATAGTAATAACTTATATTTCTAAATATAAATGAATCACCAACATATTCCTCTGGAGATTGTAGTGGAAGGCTCGCATTACTCACACAGACATTTTGTGCTAAATTTAAGAGATGATATGATGGCTGGAAATATAAATGACATTGATATAACAGACCCGTTATTAAACTTATTATCAGAAATTGCTGATATAATTAATAATGATAATTTTACAGATAATGAACAAGCTACTATTAATATTGACCCTAAAAAATATTGTGAAATAGATAACAAGTTACATTCCCAAAACGAATGTCCAATATGCTTAGAAGAGTTTAAATCAGACGACGTGGTGTATAAATTAGAATGCAATCATAATTACCACAAATCGTGTCTAGATACTTGGTTCGTTAGAAAAAATAGCTGCCCAATGTGCAAAAAAAATATTAACTAATAATAAATGACGTTGGATAGGAATAAAAACCATTTATTATTGTCAAATGAAACATATCACGTTAGCTACAAAAATATTTCTAATAGATTTAAAAAATACATATCCAATTTTGACTCTTCTACTATTGATTTGGATTTATTAGTTAAACACACTGATAATATTACACCATATCAAAAAATATTGCTAGAGTTAATTGGTGCTAATAATATTTTTACTACAAAAGGTCCTGATAATAGCAATATATACCCTGATAAACCTTATTTTATTTTTAAAAACAGAGGATATGGTTCTAAAACTGGTTATATAATATCATGTATTGGTTCGCATTATTACACGCGTCACTGGGACTTATATTACAATAAACCCAAAGATGTGCCTTGGGAGTTTAAACAAAATAGAGTATTTTGGCGTGGTGCATTTACAGGTCAGCCTCAAAGACCTGGATCAAGATATAAGTTATTCCTTAATAATTTCGGAAAAAATAACTTAATAGATCTTGGTTTAACACCTTCAACTATGATATCTGACGAACAACGAAAATATATTAAAAATATATGGATAACTAAAAAAGTAAAAATTGAAGATTTTTTAAAATATAAATATATACTATCGGCGCACGGCAATGACAAAGATAGTGGTTTAAACTGGAAACTAAATTCAAATTCTTTGGTTTTAATGAATAAACCAAAATACACTAGCTGGCTCCTCGAATCTGAATTAAAGCCGTGGATTCACTATGTACCTTTAAACTTTGATTTTACTGATTTGTTTGACAAACTTATGTGGTGTGAAGCAAATCAATCTAAATGTAAAGAAATAGTTAAAAATGCAAATGAATTTATGAAGCAATTTTCAGACATTGAAGTTGAAAAGAAAATAGAAAGGATGGTTATATCTCATTACAAACGTAATCTTAAAAGGTGTAATCTAATTAATTAACTTTCTTTGTACCTCCAAAATATTCATAACCATGTCCGTTTTCGACCATGTATTTATTAACGTTTATCTTATTACTAAACAATGTTCCTAATAACCTACCATACTTATCAAAACCCATAAGATCAGCGGTGCAAATTTTATCATATACTAATTCTTTTAGAAAGTCTTTAGCCTTTTTAGCATTAGCAATTTCTATATTTCTATTTTCTAAAGATTTTTTAGGTTTAATTTCAGGTGAATCGTAACCATACATTCTAAGTTTGTATTTTTGAATTATGCAGTTATTCAAAATAGTTATTGTGATTGTATCACCATCATAAACATCCACTACCTTACAAGTATAATAACCTGTTAATTTGTACAAATTAACACTATTAGTTTTGTTTCTTAACATAAAGCTAGCAACACGGTTACCCATTTTCTTAATATTTATAATTATTTCTTAAAATTAATTTAATTATATTAATTAAATAATGTTTAGTTTTAGTTATTATGGGTTTTTTGCTATAATTGTTTTAGTGTTTATATTTTGCGGCGCCGTGTATAATAAATTTACAGGAAATAAAGGATCGTATTCATATGATGCATTTTTCAACAACAATACGCAACAAACTTATTTTAAACAACCAAAATCTGTAAGCAAAGGAGAAACTGAATGTAGAAAATCTTTACAATTATTGTTCAACAAACCCTTTTATTCGCAAAGACCAAATTTTTTACAAAACCCTGTAACAGGGGGTAATTTTAATCTTGAGTTAGATTGTTATGACGAAGATATGCGATTAGCGGTTGAATATAATGGAATACAACACTATAAATATATACCTTACTTTCACAAAAACCATGAAGCATTTATGAATCAAAAATACAGAGATGATATGAAACGGCGTATTTGTATAGATAATGGTATAATATTAATTGATGTACCATACACAGTGAAATTAAAAAATATTTACGAGTATATTAGAAAAGCATGTATATCTAATGGAATTTTATAATAATATAATTTATTTACACAAATAAATTATATTATGACTGCTAGCATAATTAAAATATGCGTGTATTCTATAGACAAATCCTATAATTTTGTTGGTCTTGGTACTACAGAAGACGAATGTATTAAACCTGGAGACGAAGATTCATTTAAACTAGATTTTAGTTTTTTTGGAGTGAATTCGTTAGTAAGACCAATACCTTACGGAATGCATTTGATCGGTATATTTAGAAGTTCAAAAAATCCAAATGCAGCGGGTAAAGTCCATAAAGTTTATGATTTATATAATAAACTATATGATAGTACTCAAACATATTTTATGGCTTATATTATGCCTGTAATAGGTACTAAAATTTTGTATATATGGGAAAATCCAGAGCTCGATTCAAGCTATTTTACTTTTGATAAAAATTACAAACCCGACAGTTTTAATTGGAAAGAATCAATATTAAGCCCTATATATGTTTTTGAAAGTCGTGATATTTCATTTTCGTGTAATAATTTTAGATGTCTTCCATATAGTGACAAAAATATATATAATCAGGGTATAAAATATGACAGTTATTCAGAGTGTTTGGCAGGGTGTGCTTTAAAAGGTAGATTTATTGACAATCTTCTAACAGTTCCAAGCATGTTAGATGTTATTCAAAGCCCAAAATCTGAAACAATAGAAAGCTATGAAAATACATCTCAAAAACCAAAAAAAGATTACAACCGTATTTTATTAAGTGTATTTATAATATTGTTATGTGTTGTTATTTTGATGGCAATATTTTATTGTATTTATAGAAAATAAAAAGAATAATAATAAATACAATAAATATGGCTGCAGGAGGATTAAGCTATTCTGGAATAACAAATTTTGGAAAAGTAACTTTACCTTCTGTTGAATCATGGGGTACAAACAATAATATACTACGAGATCCACCGGCTTCTATTCATACTAGACGTATAGATAAAGTTGGTAGTACAAGCGATATAACAACGCAAATTGATGACGCAGGAGACAGAATATCCGAGGCAATCAACGTTTATGCACGAGGAACTAATCCAAGTGTAAGTGTTAGTTTTGGTA